CGACCAAGAGCAGCAGCAGCACTAGTTGCTACAGCTTGTCTCTCATCTATGTTGGTTTTTAATTCATCTAACTTATCGATAAATTCAGCAGCATAGAAGTCAGACATACTCACATCTACTGTGGTGTGTGCCAATTCCATTGGTGTTACTTGTCCATTTCTGGATTTAGTTGATGCAGTTCCAGTACCGATCTTTTGAAATCGTGCTGTGCTTCCACTCACATTAGCTACAGTACGGACAGTATTTCTTAATTTACTACCCATTCTTTGATAAGCTAAATGAACTTCTGTTTCGAACTGCGTAATAAAGGCTGTGTCTATTGTATTAGCCATTATAGTTCTCCTCAAAAAAGTTAATGTTACATTTTATCTAGTTATCCATCTTAGCTTCATCTAGTTATCCGTTAGGGCTATCAGCTAACAACTGGGCTATATTCTCTGTTTACCAAAATTTCTTCACCTTTGCAACGAACAAATCGCAAAACTGCAAAACCATTAATCATTACTGGTGGATCTAGTATGTCAAAACCTACAAAATCAAGCCATGATAAGGTGTGTGCATGGTCTGCAGGTACTACATTTTCTAGTTGATAATATTGTTTTTGGTAATAATCTACGACTGGATTGCACCATTTAAGAAACTTTTTTTGTATTTTATGGATATCATATGTACCTAATGCCCATATTTTACCAATCATATTACTGTAGATTGGGTTGCAACCAAACATCAAAGCAGGTTTTTTATCTACCATTACAGTATAACTTTCGCCATTTGGCTCTCTAATACCTGCCATCAATGCACGAAAAGGAGTTGCACCATGTATAATGCACTCCCTTACATCTGCATCTCGCATATTATTTTGCAGGTAATCTACATGACTTACTTTGGCTTTGACGATTGGGTATCCATCATAGATACCCTCGCCTTTAAATTCTCTTAAAGCCATCTGTCACTTCTTGAACAAATGCCCTATCTCGTCTTGCAGGATCATAGTATCTAGGATCTTTCATCTTAGTCATTAGATCTTCAATAGATATTTTTGAAGGAGCAGATGCTTGTGTATTAACATTAGTTTGTTGCATTGATCTTTGTATTAGTTCTAATGCTTTAATACCCTCTGCAGTTGTGCCAAGCTGTGCAACAGCTTCTTGCATATCTTCAGGAAAAAACTTATTCATAAATAACTGAACTGCCTCTACTCTTGAGTTGGCATTATCACCTAGACTCTTCTTTACTGCCTCAAGATCAGGCTGATCTGAACCAGTATGCTCTGCCCATTTAGTTATTCCTTCATTGAACTCATCTTGCGATAAGCCATTCTCCCAAGAATAATCTGCCCACCATTTAAGAAGTGGATTAGTTGCAGCTTCACCCTCATCTAATACTTCAGGTATTTGATAGTCACCTGAACTTGCAGGTCTGTTAGAGTAGGCTTCTGTCTCTAGTTCCTGAAGAAGTCCTGCCTTTATATCTTCTTCTTTCTTACCTTTCCAAGACTCCATCTCAGAATATGACTTAGCCATATCTTCCCAAGTATTAAACTTCTCAGGTAGTCCTTCAGGTCTTGTTGGTTCTGCTACAGACTCAGTAACACTTGGAGGTGCAGTAGTTTCTGTTGGGGTATCTGTAGCAGATTCTGTTGGTGTAGCTTGTTCTTCACTCATTGTTTTAACCTCATTGCATGATTGATTCGTTTTACTATTAAAGCCACTAAATATCTTTGACCCTCTAGGTGTCTTAGTTCAGGATCAGATATGTTAGGACCACTCACTGCATCAATAGTTATTGATCGCAAATACTGTAACAACTCCTTGCCATTAGGAGTTTTAAATACTGAATCAATAACTTTTGAAATTTGTTCGTCTTTTTCTTTAGGTCTTGGATATCCATCAACCCCCAAGTGTTGAGGCATTTGGTAACTCTCCTTGTTGTTGCTGCTGTTGCATCTGCTGTGCCATCTGTATTAACTGCTGTCTTTCATCTGCATCTCTTATTAAGTTATCAGGTACACCAAACTTCTTGGCTAGATACAATGCAGTTTCTTCTGAAGATATTAATATATTCAAAATCTCAGGACCGAATGATCCTGCCACAGTTTGTAGAAATCTATTCAGTGACACAATATCCTGATTGGATTGTGCTTGTGCTAGGGGAGAAACACTACGAATCTTTACTTCTCTACCATTAACTGTCGGCATTTCTATCCGACCCTGCTTCTGTAATATGTAGACAACTCTTTGTAATAATGGTTGCACCATCTCAGATTGCAGTCTGCCAAATGCTGATCCTATCTTACGAGATAGATCTGCCATACGTTCTGCAACTTCTGTAGCTGATGCAGGTGTTCTATTAGGATCACCTAACATATCATTATACAAAGCTCTCTTTATATTATTTCTCATATCATTTAAAATAAGATTAGCCACATCAAACGATCCTGCTGATCTTATTGGTTGCAACCCTTGTGAGTTTGGTGCTTTAGGAATTACAGTCCCAGGAACTAGGTTGATTGTATCAACATTAATTACACCATCATCATCAATCTGATAGATGCCTGATATAGACATCTGTGCATTTTCTAAAATCATTTCTATAGTTAGGTTACAAGTTTTAATTGCACTAAGTGCATTTAATGCAGGACCTCTGCCATAGATCTCACCACTTGCCTTGCTCCATCTAAATGCAATAAATGGATTTGATCCGACACCAGTATAGATCTCTGTCATTATCATAGCTTTGTCATTTACATCTATAACATAGTATCCATACTTTTCTTCATTAGGATCATCATATAATCTACAAGATACCTCAAGTATCTTTGTTTTACTTTCAGGATTTCTTGTTATTCTTTCTGCAATCTGTGGAGTTAAGACTGCATTAGGATAAGCAACTGGTATATCTTCATTCTTAATCATACGTTCTCGATACACATGATCGACCTTGCCATCTGGTCCAGTATCTAAAACAACATGAGGTAATGGGATAGATTGAAATCTTATAGGATTAACTGCATCACCTTCCATAACACAAAGGACTGCAGTGCCAAGTGCCAAGTCTATAAAACATTCATGTATCTCTTGAGCAAAGTTTGATGTCTGTAATATCTCAAATACATAATCAGTGACACTATCAAGTGCATTATTAATGTCATCTTTTTCTGCATCAGGAACTTCCTGACCAGTAACAAAGTCTGCCCATCTAGCAAAGTTTGGAGTTAGTCCTGACTGTAGTCTTGATGCAAATTCTTGAATACCAACAACAGCAGTCTCATCAAAAATCTTGTCATCTCGTCTTTCACCTGCACTAAAGTTTTTAAATCCCTGACGTTGTGGCAAACAAAACTCAAAGATCTCATCATAAAGATCCTCAAACTCAAGTCGAACAGACTTAGCCTTTTCGTAGCTTTGCAGCATTTTAGTTACAGTTTTTTCGTGCATTAGTTATCGTATTCGTTATAGAAACCTATGCCACCACCTGAACCTCTTAGCAAAGATCGTCTACCACTACCTTTTCTTTTTCGAGTTATATTTTCTTCAAGCACATCTTGTCTAGCATCAACTCTTTTTTCAGTCTCTACTTCTTTTTGTGCCTCTCTCTCCTGCTCAGCTTCTTTTTCTGCAACTGTTGGAGGAGGAGGACTTGATCTACCACCACCTAAACACATAGTATCTCCTTTACATTCTTGCCCATAAACCCTGCCTTTTTTGTTGCTTTGGTCTACGATTAAAGACATCATACTCTACTCTAGCATTAAAAGGTTCTATCTTTTTGTTCATGCCTAGTACCTGCCTTCCCTCGCCTGACCCCAACATCAAATACTGCAAAGCATCATGGATATGTGAGTATCGGTCTTTGAGAGGTTTATCTTCATAACGTTCACCTGAAACCTGCATACGTCTATATTGATAACCACCCTCAAACCCTTTTACCAATTCTTTACACCTAAAGTCAATCAAAATTCCTGATAAGCCATCAACCATTCTATTTAGTACAGATGCCACAGACTCAATTCTTAAGGCAACATCATTACTTGTTGTAGGTCTGGCACTTAATCCTGCACCCCTTAAAACCTGAAAAGGTGTAGATTCATCTGTCTGCGATCTAAAGTCTCCTGCAGGATCACCATAGATATGCACCTCACAGTTTGCATATCGTGTTGCTATTTCTGCTCGTAACAATTCTGCGAACCTAACAATACCCATATCAAAAGCTACAATCTCTTGTAGTATATTCCATCTGCCTCTTACCTTTTGACCAAAGACTGCAGCAGGTGTAAGACCAAAGTCTAATCCAATATATAGTGGCACACCATCTGCTACTGGTATTTCTTCTTTTGCAACATGGGTATCAGCTACAAACATATTATAAACTGGCTTACCATCTTGGATACTACCCAGTCTGTTCATTACATAAACATCTATCCAACTCTTAGTCTTTCCTTGTACCAAGTTAGGATAGTATGACTCTAATATGTTATGTCTGTTCTCTGCATTTTTGTTTGGCTTATATCCAGTGACAGAACCATCTTCATCTTTCTCTTCAAGCATACCACTAGGTTGTGTAAAGAATCTCCAGTTATCAGGCTTAACCAACATACGACTTTCTTCCAAAGTTATATGGTCTGGTACTGGAACTTCGCCACTCATGATTGACCACCAGTGATCTTCTTCAGGACTGTTAGTATCACAGATGACACCACTCCAAGATGCACCACCATCTTTTACACTAGGATATCTGCCAACTCTCATAGTACACGCATCAATAATTGACTTAGGTATTTCCCTAGCCTCGTTGACCCATACACCAGTAAGTTCTAACGAAAGTAATTTTTTAACATCTTCAGGTCTGTCAAGTGCAAGGAATATGACTTCCATCTCCAAGTCAGCTTGGGTAATAAAATGTGTATATGGTACAGACCACATAAACTTTCCCCACTCATTTTCAGGAAACCAATCAAGCCAAGTCTTAATCGTTGTGGTACGAAGTTGTGGGTTAGTATTTCTGATAATCGCCCACCTGCTTTTTCTTTTACCATTCTTATCTTTCTCCTGCATCAATGCTCTTCTGAATATCTCAATACTACAAGCAACAGACTTGCCACTACCAACTGGACCTCTGATGCCACGAAAGAAAGTATTATCTTTCATAAAGTCTTTTATGACTTGACCATCAGGTTTGTATTTAAACTCTATCAATTTTGGTATTAACTCCGACTCTCAAAAGAGTATCTACAGTTTCAGGACCGATAACTGCTATTACTTTGTCGGCTTCCCTATCAGTACAGAATTGTTCAGGGTGATGTTTTAGGTGAACTCGCTTTACAACTTCACGAAGTATTCGCCTCTCTTCAACCTTTAAAGTATGTAAAAATGTCATTGACCTGTGCTATCTAAGTATTTCATATACTCTTCAAACATAATTTCTTTTGTTGGTATACTATCAACCTTCATACCTTTTGCCTCAAGATATGCACGAAAGCCACTATTACCTGCCATTGATCTTATATCACCACTCGATATTTCAGCAGTCTTTACTTCTTTAGTGGTTTTTAAAAGACTCTTTTTCTTTTTACCATTTTTAGGTATTGCCATTATTCAACCTCCTATTTAACAACTCTTGTTTTACGATTTACTTGTTTGTTGTGTAATGTCCTACAGTATTTATTATAAAAATAATTACCTAACTTATTAAAAAATTTAAATAGTTCGAAGTATATATTCATCATTGTTTTAACCTATGAATAAGATCGATAGCTTTTCGTTTTTCTTGCAATCTTTTTGGGCTGTTTAGATACTTGTTTACCTGCTCTAATTGCTTTGCGTTTAAGAGCCGTAGTCTTGGAGTATTCACTGGAAGATAAAGCCTTAATTGCTTTCTCAGGTAGATAACGTTCGCCAGTTGCCTTTGACCCTTGTGTACTAGGTTTACCTGATTTCGTTCTCCACTTTTGTCTTGTCCATGCACGAAGTGACCTTTGTGATTTAGCAAGTGCCATTATCTATAACCACCACCTTTAGCCTTATATTGTTTGGCTAACATCTGTGCCTTACGAGCAGACCATTGTCCTGATCTGCCTCCTTTGTTACTCGCTTTAATCCTATTAAACAAAGCCTTTCTCATTGAAGGCTTAGTGTAATTACCTGCTGCATTAACTGCCATCTACTTCTTCTTCTTAGATGCCATTATCTTTTTCTGTAAAGCTGCAGGTAGTGTCTTTTGCTTTGCAGTCATCTTCTTCTTTGGTGGTCTGCCCTTAGTAGTTCCATATGTTCCTTTACCCATTGGCATTTTATCTTTCCTTTCTCTAAGTTGTTTCCTTAATACTTCAACTTTTCTTTTAGTTTCGTCAAGCCTTTTTCTTTGCTTTATTTCGTTTCGATATTGCTCTAGCCTTTGCACGAGCATCTGCTTTACTTGAAGCACCCCATGCACGAAGCGATAATAATAATCTAGTAGGTTTGCCTTTAGCATCTTTCTCTGGACCTCTCATTCCTGCCATACGAGCCAAAAAAGAAGCTCGTCTAGGATTGTCACCACTCTTAACTGGTGCTTTCAATGTGCCACCCTTATATGAGGCACGACCCTTTGCATTTAATCCACCTTTAGGATTCTTCCCAGCTTTTCTTGTCCATGCAGGTGTCTTACTCATAACGTACCTTTTTGACTAATAATGTTTGTGTAGGACCATGTCATATGAATAGCAACACTTTTTTTAACCCCCCTACTAGGTTAAGTCTATGGACACAGAGATATTGCCTTGGACTAAATGCATTGCTTTATCCACTGGCTTATAACCTGCCCTATCTAGTATGTCCTTAGATGCTTCAAGCTGAACGTACTCAGACTTAGCACTACTCGCTAAGTCAAGTACTCTGCGAGAAGCTATCGTAGCATTAAGACCAATACTATCTCTTATTCTCTGTTGCATATATTCTTGGACATGAGGCAAACGCAAAGTCTTACTGGCTGTCACTCTTCCTGATTCGCCTTTTGCATATCCAGACTTTGCACTAGCCTCTTTGACACTACAACCAAATGCTACAATCGTATCAACTAAGGTCATCTGTTTTTTGGTTAACTTAAGCTGTTTTAACAAGAGAATCCCCCTTACCCCCTTTTATAAGGGGTAAGTAAAAAGCCTGTCAAGGGCTTTTTATTCTCTTTGTAAAACAAGGACTTAAGCAAACTAAAAGACAGTACTGTCAAAGCACAAAGCCAAGAAGGACAATCCCAAGTGGGATTGACTACTGGTTATTTTGTGCTTGACCTAACAAAAAGCATGGCAGATTCCTCTGCCTAAGTCTTTTGTTAGTAATACGATAGTTTCTCGGACTGATCTTTGCCTTGCAATATCATTCTGCAAGAAGTACCTGCGAAAGCTAACATCTTCGCTAGAAGATTGTAAGGCTAAGCCATCTTCGTCAGGTACTTCCTTGTAGACTGTCGGCATGGCAAACTATCAGTCAACCCTGCAAAGTCCTATCGTTCATAAGAGATCTTTGATGCAATATCAATCTTTGCCTAGTAACTTAAGTTAACAATTTCCTTAACCATCAGCAGGAGCAACCTCAACTAATATCTTATCTGAGGCAAACATTTGTAAAGAGTTTCATACTAAACATAATTCTTTGAGAGTAGCCATAGCATCTCTTACTAAACCTAGATTGTCGTGTGGTAAAATACACATTATTTATCGCCTTCTAAAATTGTGATGCATACTAAAAGGAACAGCGAGTTCTGCATTGAAATAAATGGCTCTTGTTTACAAGGACTATTACTCTTTTTCGTTTTCGTCAAGATCCTTTTAATTTCATAATTCATGTAATCAGAACCTAAGAATGATCTAACGATAACACAACTATCTCTTGGACTGCAGGGCGAATGTGTCGCACTAAGAGGTGCGACGCTTTCTTTTGTTCGCCCTTTGCTTGAAGTGCAAGACCAAATAGAATAAGCGTGTTGGTCTTCTTGCCAAGCCAAGCGGCTTGGACAAGACCTAACACCTAGATTCTTTTTGGTTCAGAGATAGCCATGTTTTCGTGAGATCATGGTTCAGATTCCCTGAATCATTTATTAAAAGGAGACGAAAATGAAAAAGACTAATAGTGTAAACAAGGATTTATTTCAACTTAAACTAGCTGTTGTAATGCATCACAAAGGCGAACATAATGAGTATTTACGACAATCTATAGCAAGAGATGCTTGTTACTCATCAAACAATTCTATTCAGTACAAAACTCAACAAATGTCAGACCTCAGACAAGAGATTGTTTCTCTAGCACCTGCAGAAGGTACAGAAATAGTTAACGTTAAGTTGGCAAAGAAGGTTGATATCTTTCAAAGAATGAACGATGAACTTCTTGAATTGACTGAGAGATTTGATACCGACAAAGCAGTCTACAAGGAAGTCACTGAAGAAGAGTGGAAGCCTTACAAGAAATCTTCTACCAAAGATGTATCGCAGGTAATTAATGCTGTGAATGATATCTTAGGCAAAGATTTTAAGCCAGTCCAAGAAACCATCTAACCTAACAAAAGGGCAGAGCAATCTGTCCTTTTTTTATGTCAACCACGAGGGCTTTGTGCCATGTACTATATAAAACTAAAACATAAAATCATTTACCAATCTAAATCATACAACAAAACTATATACTACAAAAATATCCTACAATATTTTAGTAAAGAACGATTGGTTATTTCAACCAACGGAATGTAGATATAGAAATTATTGTTACTAATTAAATAAGATCACATCAATTTATATGAAAGGAAAATTGAATGGATAACTTCTTCATAATTTATTTAATATATATATTATTTATAATACTTGGATTCACAACATTTGTGTATTCATTAATAGCTTTCAACCCCAACTAACAGGAGATACTATGACTAAAAGAGAATTTTATAATAAAATATACCATCATATTATAGATCAACTTCCAACTAATTCAGGAACAAGATGGATAGTAAGAGATACATACAAAGATTTTAGAAAACTAGGATTTGGTATCAGACATTCAATCTTATTAACTGATACAATGATGCACGATATGTGCAACAAAGGTCTACGTTATGGACCATACAAACCAATGTTACAATAGATTCAAAGGAGGATAAAATGAATCATATGACCCAACTAGCAAAACTAATCGACAAACCTGCAGAGTATAACTTTCCTATAGAAACTATACCAATGAAAGGTATGTGTGATGACAAGATGATTGACTGTGATAATCGTGTCATGATTATCAGATCAGATACAGAAGAGTATCTTGGCGATCATTCCAAATCATACCGACCAGTCACTCATGCTGCAGTACTTGAACCAGTCATTGATATAGCTGATAGTATGAAAACACCATACATCACACAGATCAACATGATTGACAATGGTGCAATGATGGAGGCAAAACTTATCTTCAAAGAGATTTGCTTTGATGATCCTGCCATGCAAGATTACATTGCATTTCAAATTGTACTTCGTAATTCATACAATGGTGTCTGGTCTGTAATGATACAAGCTGATGGTCTACGTCTGTGGTGCATGAATGGTTGCACTACACCTGATAAGATTGCCAACTACAGACAAAAGCACAATGGTATCTTCAACTACAACTTCGATCATATCAAACACTCAGTTGAATTGTTTCGCAGCAATGAGCCTCGCTTTCGTGAGTGGTACAATACACCAGTAAAATCAGGTGATGCACATACTTTATTTGCAAAACTTACTTGGACACCAAAGCCAACTATTGATGGAAAGTATCGTAACGAAACTCAGTATGCCAAGCTACAACAACACTGGGGTGATTACTCTAAAAGTATTGGTAGCAACAAATGGGGTTTATACAATGCAGTAACACATTGGATATCTCACCCTGAAAATGTCAGTAGCAAAAACAAAACTATTGTAGAACGTAACAGTAAGATGTTAAGCTATATGTCAAATCATTCAATGTTCAATTAATGGAGGTTAATAATGGACATCAACTACACAACAGCAGAACTAAAAATGTGCCAAGCCTATGCTAGACTTGGTACACCACAAGACTTCAGAGAAATGTACGATCATATGTGTGACGTTGCTAAACCATATGGCAACTACCACCCTGAAGTATGGATCAACATGATGACTGCTAAGACAATCAAGATATGGGAACAACAAAATGCACCCAAAGATTGGCAAGGCAAAGAAGCATCTGATATCCTAAATGATATGATGGACACTCAGATCAAGCATCAATCCATTGGATCGTGACACCTGAACAAAAGTATCAGTATCAAAAAATCATTAACACTTTAATCATACGTAGAAAATCAAAAGGTTTAACAATAGAATCTTTGGCTATGATTATTGGCACTGATACAAAAACTCTTGGTGACTGGGAACGTAAAGTCAAAGAACCAAGACTATTCAACTTGCTTTGTTGGTGCGAAGCATTGCAAGTTTATTTAAACGCACAACTAAATGATGGAGAGTTCTAATGAATGATGCAGTAGCAAATATAATTGATGATGCTTGTAACAAATCTAATTTGTATGGGCAAATCAAAGCATTGATGCAATTAAGAAAAGAAATTAATGAAAAAATAATTATACTTGAAGCTAACTTAGTAAAAATAGAAGTATCAAATGGCAAGTAAAAGTAAAATCAAAGGTAACTATCATGAGAATTGGTTTGTAAAACTATTTACTTCATGGAAGTTACCAGTAAAAAAAGTTCCCCTTTCAGGTAGTTTGGGAGGAGAACATACTGGTGACATCAAACTTGTAATCAAAGGAGTAGAGTATGTTGTCGAAATAAAATACAGAGCAGTAGATAAATTCCCTAGTGTTTTCAAAGTGTTAGATGGAAAAGATATTGCAATGTATAAACGTAAGACTGGTGATCCTAGATGGGTTGCCATCATTCCAGATAAAATATTTAAGGAGATAATTAAATGACTACAAAATTAGTTTGTTGCATTTGTCATAATGATATTGAACCTGATCGAGATAAAAATGGCGAGATATATTATCATGGTGGTAATAATCCATCACCAATATCTGAAGAAGGTTGGTGCTGTTATTCCTGCAATGCAACAATAGTAACACCTGCAAGAATAGCAGAAATGCAACTATCAATGGCTTGGAAAAAAGGAGGACAGTCATGAACAAATACAAAAAACTATGGCAAGATTATTACGATCAGGTTGTGTCACTTGATGGTCTTGAGCAGCAAGTAGAACAAGCAGATGATGTGTCACAAGTACAGCGATACATCAACTACAAAATGAAACCAACCCATCAGTCAGAC